AGAGAAATCTGTGTATCCACCATAAGTTTTGATTGGAGCAGTTGCGGATGTTAGTGCAATCTTGCCATAAGCAAGTGTGTCACCCTCAGCCATTTGCTCTGTTACATCAAGTGTGTTTGTATCCAAAACTGGATATTCAACAGTCATACCATCAGCAGGTAGTGCTGCAGATGAAAGAATATTGAAGGTTGGGCGTCCTGCATTTAGTATGCGGACAGTATCAGATACCCATGCATTCTTTAGAATGGAATCTGAAGTTGTTCCACCAGTGAAACGCTTGTGAAGGTCAATTGCATCTTCATTACCTGAAGCGACAGCCTTTACATATTCACCATATGAGCGGAATTTAATTGTGTTTTCTGCAGGAACAGAAGCGGTAGATAGAACATCAAGTCTACGCTCTAATTCTTCTGCGTGATTACGAACTTCTGCGATTGCAGAATCATAATTTGTTTCGTTAGTCATTGTTTCCTCCTTGACTTCTTCTCTAACTTCTGTGACAGAAGCATTCTCGTAAGCAGGAAATGCCACTAAGGATACTTCCTTAAGGTCAACCTTCTTACGAACGATTGTTTTTTCTTTTTTCTCATCTACAACTGGAATAAATCCAACTGAAAATGATTTAATTGCTCCATCTTTTACAAGATTAAGAGTTTCATTACCTAAGACTGTTTCAGAAATCTTTGCACGAATGAGTAAACCTTCATCAGATTCTTCCATTTCAGTTACTCTGCCAATGATTTCTTTATGGTCTCTAAACAATTTAACATCTGAAGATAAATCTACTGCGCCTTTCTCAAAACGCTCAGACCAACCTCCACCAATGTCAATTGTTTCATTGAATGGAACAGCCACACCAGAAACTTCACGCTTCTCTGTGTCTGTTGCTCGTATTTCAAACGAGCGTGTGATTAAATTATCCATGTCCATTACTCCATTTTATGCTATAGGTTGTTCAGGTGTTGGAGCAGGTTGTGCATCCATCATAGGCATTCCTTCAATTTCACGAACTTCGTCAATTGTAAGAAATCCTTTATCCAAACCTATTGCGTATGCCTGATATCTTGCTGTTTGATTTGGACGCAAGAACTCAGTTAAATTAAACTCAGCCTTTTGTCCTCGTGGCAATAAATCAGTAATTGCTTGTTGAATTCTTACAACATATTGTTGCAATCCATCATCAAACAATCTTGTTCTATCTTCATTACCATTGATATAAGTCAGACCCTGACCTTCAATAGCCATTGCCAAATACATTGGCGGAACACCAAACATTAATGCAACCTGACGATTGATAAATTTTTGGTTTTCTAAGAACTGTGCCTGCTCAGGACTTAAAGCAATTGATTCATATTTTAATCCTGATGAAAGTACAGCCACACTTCTTTCTCTCTGTGATGCAACGAAAGCATCTTTATTTTCTTTTGCTACATCTGCAGAAAGAAATTCTGTTGTTGTTAATGTACCAGTTGGTACTGCTGCGGTTCTAAACCAGTTATCCGCATAGTTGTGAAGGTCTAAAGCAGAACGCAAAACTGATTTGTGTCTTTGTATTGGTCCTTCACCTAATAAATCTGTTGTTGATGGTTTCTTCCATAACTTGATATGCACGATATCTTTGTTTGTATAAGATTTTCCATCAATGCTGTAATAAATTTTTCCATTGTTGTCAGTTAATGTAGAAATTGTTGCAGGATGTATGTTAGTAATATTAACAATACCTCTTGCACCTCTCTTTACTAACCAATATGCATTTCCAAATACCGCCATGTGATACACAGTTGTACCTAACCATTCTGATTGAGAAACATTATTCTCAATATCAGGATAATCTAACCATGCTGGTGATGGAATTTGTGTGTTCCCTCTATAAACTTCTACAGGAATTTGCATGATTGCTGTTTCTAATACAGAAATTGCTCTGCTAACAGGAACCAAACTTAATGCTGTTGATTCATTCACAACCATTGCTTCTCTTGCAGGAGCAGTATTTGCAACTCCACGATTCTCTGTTGCAGGGACATATGGCTCAACAATATCTACTTTGTAGCCTAATCTTTCTACTAATCTGTCTCTAAATCCCATGTGTTCTCCTTAAAAGACCATCTGTTGTGGTTTTTGTTGTGTTTCCACAAACCAAACAGCCAAAACTGTTGCTACTGCTGCATCAATATCAGCACCGCTATCTTTACGAGCGATTCTCCATGAATCTCCGCTATTTTTGCGTACTGCTCTTTGAATTTGCAGTGAAACTATCTCATCACGAGGATGAATTAGTTCCTTACGCATAATTCTACGATACATGTTGTTTGACGCTGATATTAAATCTTTATTTGATGTTATTTGTACCCTCAAACCCTTTTGCTTTAATGCCATGCCTAAATCTGATAATACATTTCCATCCATAATAAATGGTTTGCCATATTTGGCTAACTTAATACAAGCCTCAATCATTTGGTCTATATTTGTATTATTAAATGATGCAACCAACTCTGTGGCTACCTTCCCATCAGGCAAAAGTTGAGCGGTAACGATAGATGCATTTTCCCATCCTGATGTTCTCTCAACAGCAAATACTTCAGGGTTAGTAGGTCTGCCTTCACCCTGTTGTTGCCATAATCCAACAGGAAGCCATGCATTCATACTGGATACAAATTGATTTAATCTATATCTTCTTGCATCTACCTCTGGCATTGTGGCTAATTCATTTTTTACAGATTCCCAATCCAAAATACCACTTGCTAATTGTGGGTTTGCCATGCGTACAGATTCTTCATCATCTATCGCACAGCCTTTAGGTGCTTCCCAACAAAAGAAACCAAACCTTTCCAAATCTTTGTTACCTTCCATAGCCTTTGAACCATTGTCGTAAAGGTTTTTGAGCAACTCAGAAGTATCATCACCTGCAGTAGTGATACCAATAACAATTCCATCAGGGCGAGTAGCAGAACCCAAAGCCATAGCAGTCCACACATCAGACTTAGCAACATGCAACTCATCAAATACAACAAGAGAAGGATGTAGTCCCTGAGCGGTTGCTGCTTGCGCTGCAATAACTTTATATATTCCTTGCTCGTCTTTCGTCCAAAGTCCTCTATGTTCTGTACTCCTTGCAAAGAAATGTTTTAATAATTCACTTGAATCTACCTGATGTTTTAGCCTTCTATATACGATTTTTGCTTGGTCTGCGGATGCTGCAACAGAGATAACTTCAGGTGCAGGTTCATGTAGAAGCATCCCATATAAAGCAAATAACGCTCCTATAAGGCTCTTTCCATTCTTGCGAGGCATAGAAATAACCACTTGTTTATACCTTAGTCTACCTGCCTTAGATGCTTCAGGATAGTCATCAGGATATCTTTCTAATACACTTCTAATCAGCCATCTCTGCCAATCAGTTAATCTTAATAATTCATCATGCTTTTCAGGCAAACGCCATAACGCATGGGCAATATTAATAATCTTATCTCCATCAGTAGGAAATGAACTATCGTTCCCTGATAAAGGTAATGTGTAGTGTGTTGGTTTCCAATTATCCATTGGCTATGGCTGCCAACATATCTGCGGGTGTCATTTCCGCTTGTTTACGATTATTGAGCAAACCTAAATTACCTAATAATGCAATTAATATTGGAGCAATCTTATGGCGATGGTTTGGAAATTCATCCATTGTTTTAGCCAATAGGACTGCCTCTGTTGCTGCTCCTAAATCTGCTTCTTCAAGCCATGTAGCAGATGCAATAGATTTTCTGACTGCTTCTTCTAAGGTATGGTCTACATTTAAGGGTTCATTTATAGATGATATTTCCCTTACTGCTCGTGGACCATTTCCTCCTGTAAATCCTGTTTTCATATTTCTCCTTTTTCACTATTTTATATTTCTGGTTTTGAAGATACTTTATTCAGGGTCAAATATTCAAAAATAAAAAACCACCCATATCCAAACCATTTATCCAAATATATTTCAAACCATTCATATCTAATTATACCAAACCACATAGCATGATATTTCCATAATGTCAAACCATCAAACCTTTATATCCTTTATATGGTTTTATATATGCCAATAGAGATAATGGTGTATCTCTATATACCGCCGCATTTTGCGCCGCCATTTTTGGGCGGTATACAAAGAATACTTGACAAACCATCATATACATGGTATGCGCTATATGGGCATATATGGTTTGGGATATATGGTTTGATATTTTTCCTATTTGACATTGGATATAAGGTTTGGTAATAATAACAGTCTTATCCAAACCATCATAGGTCAAACCATCATGTCTTGATATGTTACAAACCATTGTTCTTATATATTCTCCATAGTATGTATAACGCTATGATTAATGTGAGTTCCATTCTATATACCGCCTAATATTTCCTATTCCAATATCTTAATCTAACCATTGTCTTATTCTTACGAGTGCTATTACATGATTTACATGATGGTAATAAATTGTCTATTTCATTACTCCCGCCAAAACTTACAGGAATAATATGGTCTGCCTCATTAGCAGGACCTTTGCAATAGTGGCAAGTATAGGCGGATGCCTCTAAGACAATAGCCCTATTCTTCTTATATATAGGGTCGTTATATGCTTTCTTAGCCATCTATTACCCAACCTATTCCTTTGGCTTCTCCACAGGGCTTATCTGTAGAGCATCCATGTTCTTCGCAGTAGTAGATAATTTTTGCTTCTTTGGGCGTCTCAGTAGTTGTTCGCATCTATCCCACATCTCCTTATATTCATCCCAATCTATTTTGGCTTCCCATATGCATATAAGGTCCAATAGATGAGGTGCACAAACATAGCCCCATTCAGGGTGTTTATAGTATGCGTTCTGTCCACATCTTTCGCATGGAACAGGTCTTTGGGTAGTCTTATATTTTTGTAGGTAATATGTTGGACTACCCTTTTGTGTATCGCCTTTGTTAGATTCGCCCTTTGGCATTTGTGTTTATCCTATCAGAAATAATCTGATTGTATTTTGCTACATAGATAATTATCTTATTTAAATCAGGATAATCATCTCTCATCTTGCCCTTCTCGTACAAACCAACATTTCCATTGCATTTGTCACATAGGACACCTCTGATACATTTTCCGCAAGTCTTGTAATATCCATAAGCCTTTCCATTTCTTTTAGGCACACGACAACAGTTCCAATCGTGGTCTACATGGAGTTTCTTATGGCTTAATTCTTGCTTCCCGCAGATTTCGCACCCATTCTTAGCCATCTCTTTATATTCTTCAGTTGTTATCTTATAGGTACGCTTTAAATGGTTTTCTCTTACCCTTTCATATGGTTGCCCATTGTAATTATCACGCCCATAATTAGTAAGGGTATGAGTTCCAGTTCTACGAGTTCTCTCATAATGCATCTTGCACATTTTGAGGGCATAATTTAAAGTATTGCAATTCTCTATCTCACATACAGGCTTCCGCTTTCCACCTCTATGACTTAGTAGAGTTTTAGATTTTCTACATTCCTTGCAATAATAGTCATAGCCATCAGGCTTATTCTTAGCCCTATAATATTTATTAATAGACTGTTTTTTATTACAAGAAACGCAAACTTTATTTTTCATCTAAGTTAGCCATTTCTCTTATGTAATCCAAAGCCTCTTGAATTCTTTGCTCAGGTGTTTTGCTATCCTTTTTTGGCATGATTTGCTCCATCCATAGAATTCTCAAGCATTGTTATTACTTCTAAGTGTTCTACATTTACACATTTATGTTTATGACATATATGGTTAATTGTTAGGCTATCCTTTGTACCGCCAAAATATCCCTTTGGAAGTTTATCAAATCCATAGGCTAATGCATAGGCAAACCTATGAGCCTTAACCATTAATGATTTACCTTCATGTTGAATACCAAATGAACCATAAGCATTATCTTTATCCCAATCACAAGATTTAAACAAAATACACCCATCAGGCATATTAATTAATTTTGAATTAAATCTATCTATTATTTTATTATTAGAAATACCATATTTAATGGCTTTATCTTTCTTAGATAACATTTTTATCTCCTTTAATTATTTGTTTTCTACCCACTATCCTATTGTATCATAACTATTTAAATGATATTTTTATTAACCTGATTCCCTTTGGTTTTTTACAGATTTCAGGTAGGTAACAAATTTGTTATTAAAACAAATCCCTGTTAGTAACTTTCCCTGAAGTATCCCAATTACCAGTTGGTGCGATATTTATCTTCAGTTCTGATAGATTTTACTCTACCGCCTTAACTCCTACTGCTGTCTGAGGCGTTTTATCCCTCTTGCACAATTACAAGATTCTAAAACAGGTATTAAAAGCATACCACAAACGCCTAAAATTGTCAAATAACGCTGTTTTTACGCATAAATAAGGGTCCCTGTGGAAAGAGATAAAAGAACCACAGAGACCCATCAGTAGGTAGACCCTGAAGCAGATTCAGGGAATATCAGTATATCATACCTGAACCCATTGTGTTCCATCCCAATATTGTGGATTTTTGGTTTGAACATTTACCCAATTGGTTCCATCATAAACTAATTCTTTATTTCCTACATACCATGCATTATTTGATGCACCCTGCCATAAACTTAAACCCTGATTTTCAGCATAATATCTTTGTGTAAAATCTGATTCTGTTAATGTAGTATTATAAAATACCAAATCTGACATATGTATTCTTCTATATCCAGGCTCAGTAGTTGCTCTTAAAACTCTAAATGTTGTATATGGATTTGAGTTTGCAAGACTTGCTTTATTAAAGTTTAGTGTGCTAACTAACTTTCCATTTTGATAAGTTTTAATTGCACCATTACCTGTAACGCTATTCCACTCAGAAGTCCAAGCAAGATGTTTCCAAACTAAATCTTGAAATATATAATTATCAATATTATTTACAGCATGAAAATATATATCATTAAATACAGTTGATGTTGTTGATGTATATCTGGTATCTCCATACTTAACAATAAAATCAGGAACTGTATAATGTACCAAACCACTTGAATCTGTAACATTAAACTCTCTAAAAATTAATGCTGAAGCATTTGAACCAGTTAAATTATCTTGACCAATAAAGCATTGAGTAACATTTGGATTTTGAGTTGGATATTCTGCCATATTGTCTGACTTTATCCACATCTCTGCAGTCCAATTACCAGTAGCAATTAGTGATTGAAGATTTGATAGATTGCCAAGCAATATAGAATGGTTGTCTGGACCAGTCCATGTATCAGTTTGCTTTAATACTTTTCCTCTACTCTCTGGTACTACCTCAACACCTGAACCCCATGATGTTGTTAAGCCAAGCGTATTAACAATAGGTGTATCAGGATTAGCATTAAACTTATTCCAATACACAGGATTTTGAGCGGTAACTAAAGAATCATAATTCAATTGAGTTTTGCCAAACCTATATCTTTTAACAATTTGTGATTGTGTTTGTGGTTGGTTATGCCAAACTGCAATATGAGCCACAGCCACTTGCATACCTAAATCATTATTTTGCATTCTTAAATTTGGCGGTCTATATTTATATTGTGGGTCCATGCGTGAGTAGTTGTTTAACCACTTTTCAACATGTAAAATACCATTTAAATATAATCTAATATTTCCATCTGCTAATGTTGTTGAGCCACTTTGATATGCTGGACCCTGTGCAATTACAATTGTACACATCACCCATTGGTCATAAGGAATTCTTGCCTCATTTAACAATGTGGTAGGAAAACTCGTATCGGTATTATTAGTAGTTATATTTTTAGCAGAATAATAAAAACTACCAAAGTTAAAGTATGCTGGATTATTAGTTGGACTTATTTGTATATTAAGTGGACTATCTCCATATGGGTCCACATTTCCAAAAAATAAATTAACATTATCTTTATTAGCAGAACCAACTTTAATCCAAAATTCCATTGTATAAGAATCGTATATATATTGATTATAAGTTGATTGTCCTAAACTTCCACTACCAGTTAATTTATGATAAAAAGCATCTGAATTAACTCTCCAACATTGTGTTGAACCAGTTGTATCAACATTCTCAGTTGCAAATGCATTATTTGGAGAATTAGAACTTGTATCTTTTGTAACTACATAGTTAGGACTTGTATAGTAAACATCAGTACCATTTAATGGTTGATAGAAATCAAAACTTCCAAGTAAATCCTTATATGTTGTCATTATATCTGTATCCAAACCCATCCTGATTGTGGATTAGATGGAGCAGTTGTTTGAACATATAGATTCTGATTACCTGCAGGTCCCTGCGGTCCTGTCGCACCTGTCGCACCAGTTGCGCCTGTTGCACCAGTAGCACCAGTAGCACCTGTAGGACCTGCTGGACCTGTAGCACCTTGCGGACCTGTTGCACCTGTTGCTCCCTGAATACCTTGCGGTCCTTGCGGTCCTGTATCTCCAGTATCACCTTTAGGTCCTTGTGGACCAGTAGCACCTGTTGCGCCTTGCGGACCAGTTAATCCCTGAGGACCTGTATCTCCAGTATCACCTTTAGGTCCCTGTAATCCTTGTAAACCCTGTGGACCAGTTGCGCCAGTTGGTCCTGTTGCTCCAGTTGCTCCTGTGTCGCCTTGTGGTCCTTGTGGACCCTGTGGACCAGTTAAACCAATTGGACCCTGTGGTCCCGTTGCACCTGTGTCACCTTTAATTCCTTGAGGTCCTTGCAAACCTTGCGGTCCAGTATCACCTGTATCTCCTTTAGGTCCCTGAATTCCTTGCACACCTTGCGGTCCTGTTGGACCTGCTGGTCCTTGTGGACCTGTTGCTCCTGCAGGTCCCTGAATACCAACAGCACCTGAAAGATTTAAATCCCATGTTGAATGTGTACCTGAACCACTAATATCTGTTACATCAATATCTAATTCACCAGTTGTTGAATTATATGAAAGAACAACACCATGCATATGATTTACACCTGATGCAGCAATAACTGTTTGTCCAACTGTGTAATCTACATTTAAATCAGCAACAGTAAATGATTTTGTTCCAATACTAATTGTGTTTGTTGTTGTAGATGATGTGTGATATCTATCGCCATCAGCACCTGCATCACCTGTATCACCTTTATCACCTTTAGGTCCCTGAATTCCTTGCGGACCTTGTGGACCTGTAGGACCTGCAACAGTTGATGCTGCACCAGTTTCACCTTGTGGTCCTTGAGGTCCTTGTGGTCCTGTTGCACCTGTCTCACCTGTGTCACCCTTAGGTCCTTGTATTCCTTGTAATCCTTGTGGACCTGTTAATCCAGTATCGCCTTTATCGCCTTTTAATCCTTGTATTCCTTGTGGACCAATAGGACCTGTTTCTCCTTGTATTCCTTGTGGTCCAACTTCACCCTGAATACCCTGTAATCCTTGTGGTCCTGTTGCGCCAGTATCACCTTTATCACCTTTAGCACCAGTTGCACCAGTTAAACCTGTATCACCTTTAATGCCTTGAATTCCTTGTTGTCCTTGAGGTCCTGTTAAACCAATTGGACCCTGAACACCTTGTGGTCCTTGCGCTCCAGTTGGTCCTTGTGGACCAGTAGCACCTGTTAATCCAATTGGACCAGTAGCACCTGTTGCGCCTTGTGGTCCTGTTTGACCTGTTGGTCCCTGTGGACCTGTATCACCTTGTGGACCTTCTGGTCCTTGTGGTCCTTGTGGACCTGCAACAACTTCTAATCCTGCTGCATAAATTTTAATTTCGTTTGGGCTAAGAATTTCTAAACTCATAATCTTGTTACATCCTCCTGAACATAAATTGTACCTGTCAGGATGGTTGAGACCTTACCTGTAACAGTATTTACACCTTCAATATCAAAATAATTCATTACATCAAGATTGCCTGTGGTCAATGCAATAGTCAACACATTTTCATTTTTTACAATACCCATTACATCTAAAACTAAAGTATCTGATGGCAATTGTCTAACATGTCCTGCAAAATCCCAGTCTGTTAAATCTAAAGCATTATTGTTTATGTCTACTAATGCAAGTGTCATTGTAGTAGTATCATTTTTGTATACCTGCCAATCCATAGATGGTGGTAAGTTATCAAGTGTCTCCATAGGACCTCCAAAGCGAATCTACATATATTGTAAACTATATGTATGTTGAGTACTGAGATTATTACCGCCATTGCTGCTGGTATTGCCACTATTATGGGAGCCAATTTTGCATTGATTAAATGGATTATTACTAAGTTTTTACATGAACTAAAGCCTAATGGTGGTACAAGCCTAAAAGACCAAGTAAATAGGCTTGAGAAAAGGGTAGATGATATGTATCAAATTCTTGCAGAATTAAACGCCAAAAAAACAAGAACCAAAAAGTAAAACAAACCCACCCTCAATTATATAGTATTGGGTGGGTCTGCTATTCCATTAGGGAGTGGAATTCTATGGTGTTGTTGGAACCTGACCTCCAGATGTAATACCACTACCAACAAATACAGTATTTGATTTAATTGGTTCAGCACTATTTAATCCTATTGCTCCATATTGTGTTACTGATTGTTGTAAAGCATATTGACCTAAATTAACCCAGTTGGTTCCATCGCTACTTACATAAATTGTTATTGCAAAATTGGTATCAGGTGCATTTGTTGTAGTTGCAAGTCTATCTCTAACATCAATATAGAAACCTGTTATCTTTTTTAATGGTCTGCCAAAATCTAATAATATTGTTTTTGCTCCTGCTGTTTCTTCCCAATAAATATAATCTTTAGTATTTTTATAATTAGCACTCGGAATTACAGTTCCAGGATTTATGTTTTGTGCATAACTTGATAATGGACCAACATAAGTAATTGTTCCAGTATTGTATGAAGTAGGATAAGAAATTGCTGTACCTGTCGCTGCTTGATAATTAATTGCTCCTAAACCAATAGCATTACTTATTGGATATGATGCTGTAAATGTATATGTACCGCTTTGAGTATTAACTGTTTTTGTAAATGTTCCATTATTAAGAATGTTACTGCTACCTGCACATGCAATAATTTCATTAAACTGGAATCGTTTATTGGCAATAGAAGCAGGTGTATTGCTTACCATTCTTACATATCTAACAGGATAATAATCAGGTTGTGTTGGTGCAGCATTTAATGTATACATAGGTACTGTTGCTGGTGAAAGTGGGTCATTAATTGGGTCTTTATAATCAAATCTTGTATTTAATTCATTATTAAATGTATAGGTGCGACCATGCTCATACCAAACACCCATATCTCTTGATACATCCATAATCATAACTGTACCAAAATTTGTAGAGTTACTATCTCTTGTTATTTGTATTTTACTAACATTAAAATATTCTTGTCCTAAATCAATAATAGTTGATGCATAGGCAACATCTGTACCTGAAGGCGTATAGTCACTAAATTTGACTGGAATAACTCCACCTAATCCAGTTAATGTGTAATCTAAATTATCGTGAGGAATAGATGTTATTCTTCCATAATCATCTAATGAGTAAAAGTCTGAGAAATAACCATAATATTCTTCATGGTTAATAATGCTCCAATTTGTTATTTCAGAATTTGATATATTTAAAATTTTAAAATCTTTAAACCATGCATATGTTGGAATACTTCCATAAGAATTGTAATATGTTGTACTATTATTTGTAAAGTTTGTCCATCTTACCCTAACATATCTGACTGGAATTTTTGTCAGGGCAACAGTATTAATTGTTTGACTTGCAGTAGTAAAACCTAAACTATTAGTTGCTTTAACTGTTATTGTTCTTGAGCCTCCAGTAAAATAATAATGCTTTGGATTTTTCTCAGTTGATGTTTCTCCATCTCCAAATGTCCATTCATATGATGTAGCAGAATCACCTGTAAAGGTAAAGTTATAAACATTATTAGAATCAAGAGTATATGTAAATGCTGCAATTGGTGGCGCAATAGCAACCTGTAATGGGATAGTTACTGTTTTAGTATAACCATATATAGTTGTTACTTCTAATTTTATTTGCTTAGTTCCAACAATATCATAATTAACAGTAGTTGTTCTATTAGTACTTGTAAATGTTTCATCTAAATCCCAATAGGTAGATGCAAATAATTGAGGGTTTGGATGGGTCCATGTAACAGTAAATGTTGTATTTGTATCTCCACTATTTGGTGTAACAACAATAACAGGATTAGGAATTGATGTTGATTGATAATCAAAATTGCGAAGGGAATAAGTAACTAACCATTCATCAGCATTAATCTCATGTTGAATACCAATTACGCTATATTTTCTATTAATTGTAAATGTATCGCTTACTTTATGATTAATTTGAATATTATCAGATATATCAATGCCATGTGCAGTATCATAATCAAGAGTTGCATCCCACGATATTTTATAAATTTCACGAATAGGTTCTGCCATTTCCTGTAAGACAGCATTGGCAATATATTGTAGATTAGCAGTTACATGTGTTTGAAGATTAACTGTTGCAGATGACTTGCCCCAAAGAGCAATTGAATCATCTGCTGAAGAAGATATACTTGTATTTTGTGTACCAGTTATATCTATATTATTAACAATCTTTTCAAAACCATCACTTAACGATATTGTTTTATAAGATTCAGCATTACCAAAATAATCAAATGTTATGTCTGGTGCTTTAGCATTATATGGATGAAGATTACTATTTTTATCTCGCCTAAAATATTCAATTTCATTTCTTGCATTAGCAAATATAAAACCTAAATCTGTTTTTGTTCTAATAAGCATTGCATTTAATGCAGTTGTACCGCTTTCAGAATGTCCTTCTGAATATGCTATGTTGTCATAATTATTTGTTGTAACTACAAAATCTTCTATTTCTTCATTTAAATGTGATAGATATTGTTGTGTTGTTTCATAAGTTGCAAGAAAATCATCTGACAAAATATGCTTATGCATTGTTCCTATCATGTCAATGGCATTAATTGTAACTATTGGTGGGTCTCCTGCTGGTTTATAATCAACATTAATACCTTCAATGCGACCTGTAAATATTCTTACACCTGCAGCATTTAAACGAATAGGAGCATTGTATTTAACAATATTATTATTATATGGGTCTAATAAATCATTACGACTTGTTAGTGTCATCTGTCCAACATCAGGTTGTGATAGTGGACCAGTATAATCTTCTACACCACGAACTATTTTTACATTGATTAATCCATCAGTATAGTTTTCCCAAACTGTACCATTCCAAATTTGCAGAGTAATTACTTGTGAAGGTCTCATAATGCTGTGTATGCACCTGACTTAACTGAAACTCTTGAATACTTACTAATTGCATTACTTACTGTTCTTCCGAGAGCGTATGGGTCAGTTCCTGCACCAGCATTAATTGTTACATTGACTACTGAACCTCTTACAGCAGTAGTTGCAGTTGCTACTGTTGGTCTTGTTATAGTTGGTCTTATTACAGTATTAGTTGCACCTGTAATTGTTTTTGCAACTTCACCTAAATTAAATGTAGATGCTAAACCTGATACAATATTTTTACCAATATTAGCAAATACCTTTGATGGCGATGCAATACCTAAAGCCTTTTCAGCCCAATCAGGTAATAGGTTTTTGAAGAATGATGTAACTTTAGTTCTTAACCATGCAGCCATATTCTGAATACCATTCCATAAACCACGAACAATATCTTCACCAATACTTAGCATTCTCTTTGGCAACTGAAGATACATATCAATAATGTCGCCAATAAAATCTACAACTTTATCTTTTAATTCTTTTACTTTAGCCCATGCTTTTGGTACAACATCTTTAATCATTTCCCAGAATTTAGATACTGCTGCTGTAACATCATCCCAATGCTGTATTAATAATACGATTGCTGCAATTACAAGACCAATTCCCAATCCTGCTAATGCAAATTTTAATATTGTTAATGCACTTGTTGTGCCACCAGTTATTATTCCTAAAGTGGTAAGTGCTGTTTTCATACTTGCTAAAAATGTAAGTAAAGGTCCACCAATTGCAACTATACCTGTAAGACCCAAAATGAGGTTTTGAATTGGTGTTGGCAAACCATCAAACCATTCAATTAATCTTGTTAGTCCATCAATTAATTTTTCAAGAAATGGTAAAACCTTTGTGCCAATTGATTCTTTTAAATCTGCTAATGCTTTATCAAATTTTTGTGTTGAAGTAACATTCTTTTCTGCAGCATCTCCATATTTTTTTTGTGCTGTTTCAATAATTAATGTTAATGCTTCTTGATTCTTTCCAGCCTTAGATAATGATTCTGCCATTGCATAAGTAGCAGCATCAAGTCCTGGAACTATCTTTTGTAATTCTGTTGCTTTTACTTGTCCATCTGCAAATGCCTTCGCAAGTTTGCCTGTTACTGTTTCTGCACTAACTGCACCACCTGTAAATGCCTGAACATCAAATGCAAGATTAACTAATTCAGCAGATAATGCTTTTGAATCAGCAGGTAATCTTGAACCTAATTGGGTTGCCAACTGAATAATTACATCATTATCAACTGCTATTTCTTTACCAAATTTTTCAGCATCTGATGTTATTTTTTGTAATGCTGCAGAGCCTTCACCAAATGTTGTGGTGGCTGTACGCATTGTTTCTGCAGCCTCTTTAGCCTCATCAATGCCTTGCTTTAAAAATGTAACGCCTTGCTTTAAAACAAATGCAGATGCAGCAGCACCAGCAGTTGCAGCAAGTCCTTTTAATTTTCCATCAAGAGTATTTAGTTGACCGCCTGCTTCATCAATGCCTTGCTTAAGTTTTTGCGTTTCAGCAACGATATCAATTACTATCTTTTGTGCCACTAATTCCTCCTATTGAGTTCTCCAACCAAAGCCTCATATTCTTCATATGTCAGTTCCCAGAACTGTTCTGGCGTATATCCTGTAGCGATACAGAACTTAGCCATTGCGCTTAGGCTGAAGGCTGCTCTTTTGGGACAGTCATATCCATCCCTGAAAGATTAGACAATTCTTCAATCGTCATTCCTTCTGCATCCTCTATTGTAATGGATGGGTTATTTCGTCTTGCCATAATAAACTGCATAGCAAATGCAATTTTGGCTTTCTTGTTTGAATCTGCCCATTCATCCATAGGCATATCAAGATAATCTTCTAACTCTGCTAATTCTTTCCACTTAAGTGTGGACATTAAATCGTTTTGCATTGTTTCTCCCTAATCTAAGTTATATTTTTTAATGCTTTTTTCTATTTGTTCGTTATATTTTTGTTCAATCATTCCCATATTGTTATTTACTGCAGGTCTCAAATAAGGTTGTTCCTTTATATTTCTTAAAGGATATCCATATTCAATTACTCCAGCATATGGGATTGTTTCGTTACCTGCATAAATTTGTAGACTTCCATTATTAAATACAGAACCTACAGATGCTGCAAGCCTTCCACTCTTTTGTGGAGCCATAGCAGAAGCCTTACTTGCTAATACACTTCCCAATTCTTTGAGAGTGTCAGAAGATGATTCAATATCTTTTTCAAGTTTGTCCAATGAAGATTTAACTTCTTGAACACCTTTGATAGTTATTGACGCTTCTGCCATGACTACCTAATTAAGCAGTTACCTTTGTTGGTTTGCCATCAAGAATGATGTTCAAATCATAAACAAAGTATTCACCTGCTGCGCCACCCAATGCAGGAACAACTTCTGCATAACCTGTCATTGTGAAATGTGGTTGTGAAGATGTTGCAGTTGCGTTTCCATGTGGAGCATAAGTGATATTTAGTGTTGCACCAGGATTGTCAAATAGTTCTGACCATAGAGATGCGGATGCTGTATCCTGAAAACCAGTTACAGCGCAGACAAAATCAAGAGAATCTTCATAGTTTCCAAAACCAAGCGTTCCAACTTCAGAAGTAATTGTTACATTACTAACTCCGCCAGAATATTCAGTTCCATCAACTTCAAAAACGATTGATTTACCCTTAATACGAGCCATGTTAATTTCCTCCTTCAATATCAATTGAAATATTTATGTTTGTTGCCAAAAATTTGGCTCCATTCACATCTAAAATGAATGGTTTATCTACTGTGAGTTTATTTGCTGTTGTGTACTCCCACAACGCAGGAATAAGTGAATCTAAAGTATCATCAAGATTTTCTGTTTCTGTTTCATTAGTTGCATATGGAACGATTATTAAAACCTTCCAATTTGTTGCATAGTCTGCATCATATTGATTTTCATACACTGTAATAAATTCAGCATCAGGTTCAACAATTGCACACAAAGGATTTGGTCTCTCTGGTACAAATTTATATACTTTAGAAATACCGCCCAAAATTATGGCAGATTCAAGTTCACTTCTTACTGCTGTAAGATTCATGCAAACCTCACCATGTAACGATTAAGCAAAGGATATACACCAACAAGTGGGTCTCTTGCAGTATTGACAGGTGCTCCATCATAAGTTGCATATTGAGCCACACCTGCTGGTGCATTACGACGCTGGAACAGTTCTGACCCTACTTCAATGTAGCACCGCTTGAGAACACCTGCAGGAACTTTAGTTGACTTAATATAAGATGCAACTAATTCTTTTGCAGTATCCCAACACTCTTGTACATATTCGTCATCATTAGTTGATGCTCCTACATACGCTTTCAAATCAGTCCAGTCCATAATCTACTCCTAAATTAATCTAATGGATTACCAACAATTGTCATTGCCTTTGGTTCTGGAGCAGCGATGCCCAAATATCCATAGACAGAGAATGAGTTGGTGAGTGATGTAATTTCTTCATCATTCAAGCGGAATGGTGCGCCTGCAGATTCATAAGTTGTGAGTGCTGCAGAGTTACCAACATAGAATGAACCATTAGCGAGTGATGGGTCCATAACAATTGGTAGTCCAAGAATTGTTCCAGTCAAACCAACAGGATTGATTGAACCAAATGTGTTTACAGTTGCACCTGCGTTTGAAAGGATTGGACGACCTGCGCCATCTACAACCTTAGCAAGTGCTTGGAATACATCGCTTGATACAAGAACTACTTCAAGTGCACGACCAGCGTTGTTATTTACATCAGCAGCAGCCTTTGCAAGTGCGCCAATTACTTCGTCAGCATCCCATGATGCGACAGTTGCGGTGTTGAAATCAACAGATGCAGCAACAACTGCAGCACGAGCAGCAGCGTTTGTAACAGCAGCATACTTAGCAACAAGTGCTCTAAATGCTGTATCTACATATGCAACAGATGAACGCTCTAATACCTGACGAGAGAAATCTGTGTATCCACCATAAGTTTTGATTGGAGCAGTTGCGGATGTTAGTGCAATCTTGCCATAAGCAAGTGTGTCACCCTCAGCCATTTGCTCAGTAACATCAAGTGTGTTTGTATCCAAAACTGGATATTCAACAGTCATGCCATCAGCAGGTAGTGCTGCAGATGAAAGAATATTGAAGGTTGGGCGTCCTGCATTTAGT